GTAGGCCATCCACTCCGCCAGCTCCCGGCTGGAGACCCTGGCCAGCAGCTCGCCGACGGTGCAACCGAGGAGGACGGCCAGGCGGAAGTAGAACCGCCGCTCTGGCCGTCGTCTCAGTTTCCCGCCAGCTCCTCGACATCACCGTCAGACAACCCACTCAGCCGCTGGCCGACCTCGAAAACCCGTTGCAACGCCGCCGCGCTCTTTTCACCCAGCAGCGCCACGTCTGATGGATAGAACAGCGGCTGGCCCTTTTCGTCCACCACGCAGGCAGCCACGAACCGGGCCCGGATGTTCTCCAGATCCAGCTTGACCCGCTTGCCCTGCCGTTCGCCGGCAATGCTGGCCTCGAACGCATCACGCTCCCGGCCCGTGAGCGCCTTGACCAGCACCTCGCCGCCCCACTCAGGAACGGCGACGAGCTCCGTCCGCAGGTCATCCGCCTGCATGATCTGATCCCGCGTCAATACCGCCATGTAGACCTCCGTCGTCGTCGAACTAGGCCAGCGTCGGCTTGCCGCTGATCAGCAGCGTGATCGACGCGCGCTGCGCGCCTTTGACCGGAAGATCAGGCTCGAATCCGGTCACCAGCGCCGCAAACGCCCAGGTCGTGCTGGCCGCCGCCGGCACCACGAGCTGGAAGTTGCGCTTGGTGCGACCGATCATGTCCTTCAGCAGGCCCGCGCTATAGCTCTGCGTCGCGTTGCCCGGCAGCCAATTCATCTCAAACGAGACCTCGCCGCCGTTCAGGATCGTCCCGATGTGCTCCGCCCAGCCGTCCGTGCTGTCGTGGCTCGTCACGTCCTCAGTCTCCAACTCCAGGCTGGGACCCTTGATGTCCAGCACCTCGGCGATGGTCGCGAACGTTTCCGCCGTGCCACCGTCGCCTAGTTTCAGGTAGGTCCCGAACGAACTCTTAGCCGCTGTTGCCATTGTCCTCTACCTCCGAAATCTCTACAGTCTGCGCCGGCTCGCTGCCGGCATGGCTCTCCAGATGCGCCAGCATGTTGCTGGCGACCAACGTATCAAACGCGCAGCGCCGGCATCGAAAATGCGGCACCCCGCGCCAGCTACCAACCTCATACAGATCATCCGGCGCCGGTTCCCGCCGGTACACCTCACGTTTCCTGGCCATCTCTCACCGTCCTATGGATCCACCACCACCACATCCAGCCGCCGCACGAACACGCCGGCGGCCCGGCTGTTATCCCAGCCATCAAACTCGTTTTCGGCGAACGATGCGCAGCCATCGCCCCAGGCCACGCCGTCCAACGCCGTCTTGCAGGCCGCCAGCACGGCCACCACCTGGGCATAGGTCGAGCCGATAGCCGTCAGCTGGATGCGCGGCCGGCTCATGCTGGGCCCGTCCATCGTGTGCTCCATCGCCCGGCCAATCGTCTGGTAGCTAAGCGCCGGCAGCGTCGTGTCCTGGCTGGAAAGCACCGGCTCGATCCGGTCTCCCACCAGCGCCGTCAGCGTCGACTCGGCCAGCAGTTTCGTTACCAGCGTCTCCTCGATCTGCGTCATGATCCAGCCTCGATAGTGCTGCGCAGCTTGGCGCCGATCTCATCCGTTGCCGCGCTCTCGTTGGCATCCAGCGCCGGCCGCAGGAACGGGCTGGCGCCGATGCCCGGATGGCTCACGCCCGGCGTCACTACCAGGCCCTGCTCACCCTGAAACGCCAACAGGGCCCTGCCCCGGATCTCGTGCGGCGCCGCGCCGGTCTCGAAGAAGCGATAGAACCATTTTTCAGCCTTCGGCCCGATGTCCACCTCGACCACGCTGGCCGTGGCCTTGACCACCTGCATGGCCATGTGCGGACCTGGCGCCAGGCCGTTGGCCGCATCGCGCACGATCTCAGCCCCGGCCGAGACTGCCGCGCGCAGCTCCGCCTTGACGTTGGCATCCATGCGCCGCAGGGCAGCAATCAGCTCGTCGCCGCCGTCCAGCTTGACATCGAAGGCCGCACTCACGCCGTCACCTCCTGGCGCTGGTTCCAAAGCCGCGCCGCCTCTGCCAGCTTTTCGTCGTCTGGCAGCGATGACGGGCGCGCAATTGGTCCCACCGCGTCGCAGTTGTCGCACTCAACAACGGCACAATTCCAATTGTCGATATGCAGCCAGAGACTTGTGCAGCCGCAGAACGGGCAAGGCTTCAGGTTCACGCTGCCACCTCCTGGCACATGAGCTGGAGATCTGTGCGCCGCTCGCTGTAATTGATCACCGCCTCGATCTTGAGCACCCGGCCCTCGAACAGCACCCGCATGTCCGGCGTGATGCCCGACTGCCAGCGCATCCTGACACGATGCGTGACCTCAGACTGGACGTGCTCAGCCGCAAAGAACTCCCGACCCGACAGGGGCTCGACCGAGGCCCAGACTGTGGCCACTGCCGTCCAGGTCGTGATCGCCTCGCCATAGTTGTTGCGCGCCGTCACCGGCTCCTGGATCGTGATCCTGTGTCGCAGCTTGCCAGCTTGCATCAGCCTACCTCACGCCGCCAATGCCGCATCAGCGACTGGACCGACAGCGGCAGCTCTTTAGGCACCGCGCCAGTCATCAGCACCGGCTCCCGATTCTCATACCAGTGAGCGACCAGCAACAGCACCGCCTGGCGCAGCCGCTGCGGCAGGTCGACCGGCGTGTCGCCATAGCCAGCCACGAACTCCACCGCCAGGCCGTTCAGCGCCGCCAAGGTCGTCGACGGCCATGTTGCCGAGGACTTCAATCGCACCCGGCCCGGCTCGCTGTACGTGTCCACCACGTAGTTGCTGGAGGCAAACGTCGCCTGGACGTTGTTCTCATCCGTGTACTTGATCGACGTAACGCTCTGCAACGGCCAGGGCCGCAGCTCCAGCGTGTCAGAGGCCGGCCACGCATCCGCCACATAGCGCCAGGTCTGCGTCAGCATCGCCAACTGCGGCCGGCTGGTCGACTCCAAATGCTCCCTGGCCGCCGTGATAAGCCCGGCGATCAGCGTGTCATCGTCGGTAATCTCGACCCGCATATGCAGCTTGGCCTCAGCCAGCGATACCGGCTCGACCACCGGCTCCGTCACACAAATCAGTGCCATAACATCATCACCGTTTTAGCCCTTGCTCACTGCGCGATACAGAACGCTGCGAACCATGCGCAGGTCGTCGTCGATGCGCAGATCGCGCAACTGCGCGCCGAACACTGCCAGTGCAATGTCGATGTTGATCACCAGCGCGCGAACGCTCTCCAGCGCCAGCCGCGCAGCACGTTGTCAACCACGCCTGCTGTTTCCAGTTTGTCATCCATGATGCACCTGCCCCGGGCCAACGGCCCGCTCAGCCTCCGTCTTGACCGGCCTGGCCAGCCCGCGCTGGATCAGATCGACCGCGACCTCGTCCGGGATGTCGTCCACGACCTGGCCGGCCTGGAGCATCCGGCCCTTGGATGGGCTCCACTTCGTCAGCATGATCAGCTTCATCGTGCGCCTTTCCGCTCGTTTTTACGGCATAGGTTGCGAACCCAGCCCGCACCGCATCATCTGCCACATATTCCGGTAGCTCGATTGTTTGGCCAGGCACCAACCGATACCCGCCGCGCATCAGCACCGGCTGTAACGCCTGCACTGCGATCATTTCACGTACTCCTCATCGCTGCCCAGGCTGTCTATTTCGACGTGGATGTCGAAATATAGAAAACCAACCGCCGCCGCATAGTTGCCGTCGACCGTGTTGTCCCGGTACAGCCGCACATGCCAAACGTTTGACAGCTCCCAGGAGCCCAGGTCCAGGCCCGTATCATTGTCTGCGATCAGATGATACCACTGCTGATTGACGGCCCACGTCTTGGTCATCTGGTGGGTGGACGGCGAGCTGGGAAACTGCGCGTTGACGTTGGCGGCATACAGCTCCAAGATGAACTTGACCGTGCCTGTGCCGGTCGTGGTCGGCGTAAAATGCACATGCGGATAGAGCCGGGATCCAGCCTTGCCACGGTGCGGCAGTTGGATCTCAAACTGGACCTCATCCGCCTGTGTGTGGACAAACGTGGTAAACAGATGGTTCGCATCGCCACGAAAGCCCGCGCCAACCGTCGGCGCCACGTTGCCCGCCCTGGCGCTGGTTGCATCCCGCAGCAGATCGTCGTAGGTGGTAGCATCGCCTTGCAGCGTCAGCGTGCCATCCGCTGCGATCTGCACGTAGTTGTCGCCGAACCCTAGCCGCGTCGGCACTGGCTGCACCAGAGCTGCGATAGTCATCAGAGTTTCTCCAGCGTGATCGATACCGTTGCATCTGCCGCGCCCTGCCGGATCAGGTTGACCCGCTGCACGTTTTGATTGCCGCTGATCACCACCGTCGCGCCAGCGCCCACGTACATGCCTAGTGTAGCCGTCGGCGTTGTGCCGTCCCACGTTACCACAACCGGCTGCGTGTGCGCCGTGATCACGCACTGATCCGCCGCCGCCAGGTCTCCCGTCACCCAGCTCCATCCCGCCGCGCTGATCGCCACCGCCGCGCTGGAGATCGTCGCCGCCTTAGTCCGAAAAGCAACGGCCGTGCTCAACATGCCCATATCACTAGCCTCCACGCTTCCACGCCGCAGCAGCAATGTCCCACTGCGAAGCGTACTCGATCACATAGTTTTCCAGGCCGCCGGCATCGTCCAGCAGCAGCCGCATCCCGTCAGCCATGAAGCGCCAATAGTCCATCGGATACCGATGCTCTGGGAACTGCCAGTGCGTCACAATCGCCAGCAGCCCGCCCGGCCGGAGCACCCGCACCAGCTCTGGCACCCAGCACCAGGGCCGCGCCACATGCTCCATCGTCGATCCGCTGATCACCACATCGAAAGCCGCATCCGGAATTGGGTAATGGTCCGGATCGTCGGCCACGATGTCCACGTTTGGGCCTGGCGTCAGGTCGAGCCCGGTATAGCGATAGTGCAGGCTCTCGACCAGCGGCCGGTAGGTCCCGTTCACGTCGTAGCTGCCCACGTCCAGGACCTGGGCCATGGGCGGCAGGAGCGTCACCGACTGCTCCAGGATCGTTCGCATTGCATTCAGCGCCTCAGTGTGCATACAACAACAACTCCTCCGGCGCGCCTATGCTCTGCTGCGGATACCAGGCCGCCGTCACGTCGTGCCAGTACCAGCGCAGGCCTGGCTGCTGCCATAGATGATCAATCCACCAAAAATCGGCGTCATACCGCTCCACAATGGCCTGTCGATGCACATGCCAAACGCTGGCGCGGACGATGAAGCAACTCCACCCGACATTGCCGCGCACCGGCCGCTGTTGCCAATTTGCATCGGATGGCAGCAGGCCGAACCGCTCGTGAAACGCCCGCACCATGATCACGTCCGGCCAGTTTTCCGCCGCTGCGATCGTCCGCAGCTCGCCGAGGAGGCTGGGCCGGCAACACAGATCATCGTCGTCCAGCACCCAGACATACTCGCCAGCCACATCTACCGTGGCCAGGTTGCGATTGGCCCAGGCACAGCCGCGCGCCTGATCGTCGACCACCAGCACACGGCGCCAGTCTGTGTCCTCCAGCGCCGCCAGGCTGGCCAGGTTGCGCTCCAGCAGCACCGGCCGTCGGCCAAACGTCCGCACGATCACGTCGAGGAAGGCCATAGCACCCTCCTGTCTGGTCCTGGCGTCACATGCCCGCAATGCAGCTGGCAGTCGGCCATCATGCGCCAGCCTTGTGCATAGACCGTCTGCGTCCAGTGCCAGTCGAAGAAACCTCCGCCAGGCGCCTGATCAAACGGCGCCTGCTCCAGCACGGGCCGCCGGATCAGCACGCAGCCCAGGCCGGAGCCGGAGCAGTCGATCACACCCTGGGCCAGCGCCGCGCTCCAGAGGCTGGGCTGTTTCGACAAGCTCTCGCCCATGTTGCGCGCTTGTTTCGGCCAGGCATGATACCGCTGGAGCACGTTCACGATGTCGCCTGATCCTTGGCGGAACACATAGGCGCCATAGGCCACATCGCACGGCAGCGCCGCCAGCCGCTCCAGCGTATCCTCCGGCGGAATGATGTCGCTCTCGATCACCAGCATGGCGTCGAAGCGTCCGGCCATGAACGTCTCATAGCCGCGCTGGTACTGGTGCAGATGGTTCGCCCAGCCGTCGGCGCGCTCATCGCCCGTCTGCGCCGGATTGTCCCGCTGCCACACCACGGTCAGCGGATCATCCCAGCGCAGCGCACACAGCGCCTGCACCGTCTCAGGCTCCAGCCGATACACCGGGCAAAACACCATCACATCCATCCGTCGAATACCTCCGATCCGTCCGGCCCTGGCCAGGCTCACACCCAGCCAGGGCCATCACCAACCCATCACACTCACGCGCTCGGATGCGTCGCGTAGTGGATCGCCTCAGCCTGCAGCACGCCGTAGTCCACCCGGAAGTGGTACAGCAGCCGCACCTGGCCCGTGTAGGCCAGGCTGTAGGGATCGCGAACCATGGTCATGCCCGGATCCTCGTACATGCCCATATAGGCGAAGTTGCCGAACAGCAGCGACTTGTAGGTCCCGCCGATGGCCGCCATCTTCTCCGTGTTGTAGACCGGGAAGCCCCAGATCTCCGGCTGGCCGCTGCGATCATCGCCCGCCGGATTCGGATTGAACAGGAAAATGGAGCTGCTCGCCAGGCCACGGATGTAGCCCTCCGTCGCTCGCTTCATGATCCACACCGACCCCTCGGCATACTCGCCGGCCTGCTTGTAGACCAGCTCCGGGATCTCCGCCGCCGTGATCGCCGAGGCCCCGTCCAGCGTCAGGCTTGCCGTGCCATTGGCCAGCGCCTCCGTGATCAGCAGGCTGTTGTGCGTCTTGGCCAGGCCGCGACCCACGAAGTCGGTCAGGAACTCCAGCAGGTTGCTGTCCTCGTCCTGCAGAAGCTGGTAGCTGATCTTCACCTGCTT